CTAGGACCACCTGGACTGGCTGTGTCGTTAAATACAACAACCCCATTAGGAGCAACAGTCTGTAATGTATTCGCTGTTATTTCCATATTTTTCTCCTTTCATTGATTAACCGACGAGAGTGCCGTAATTGCCACAACCGCAACCATTATTGCCGGGGCAGGTAAAGATTGGTGTCATACCATAGACTGGCATAGTTGGAACGGGGCAATCTCTGAGTCGTTGATACATCGCATCAATTTCAGCATTTTGTCCCTGTCTGATTTGAGCTGTTTGCGCAATCTGTGAAGCAGAGAAGTTAGCCATAGCAAGCTGACGTTCTAAGTCGGCAATTTTCTCGTTCTTCGCATCAATCTTATCGCTGCACATTTGGTCTAAAATCTTGTGGATACCAGCATTTTGGTTAGTAAGAATGTCACGAGTAGCATAATTGAGTGCTTCACGATCAGCACAGTTTTCACGAGCAATAGTAGCATCTAGTTGAGCAGTTGCTAAACGATTATCGCAGCAGCACTATGCTAACTGGCTTGATAAATTTGTTAAGCCAGAAGTAGTTGCAGTTTGTGCGGCAAATGAGCGTTCAAGATCTGCTAACTGATTTGCGTACATTTGCTGAGTGATTGCGTTTTGAGATGCGGTAACAGCTGCTGTTACGCCGGCGAAGCCAGAACAGAGAGAAGTGCTAATATCGCCAAGAGCAGCAGATGTTGCGACATGTTCAAAACCATTGTTAGTAATGCCAGCCTGATTCATCCAAGGATAAAGAGTTGCGGTATCAGAACCGTTGCCACCATTACCCCAGTTACCATTGTTGCCCCATCCGCCTAATGCGAATAAGAAGAGCAGGATAATCCACCAGCCAGAATTACCAAAGAAGCCATCACCAGCTCCTCCACCATAAGAACCACCGCGAGTTGCTGCTGCGATGTCAGCTAAACTGTAGCCACCAGTTGTTGAACTATTAAACATATTTTCCTCCTTTTTTACAGCCCGAGATTTTGTTTAAAAGCTGTAAATTCTTTATCGAAATCCAATCCCTTCTGCGCGCATAAGTTACGCGCTATTTTTTCAAGGCTGGCCTAATCATGAGACTAGGTTAAATTAAGGAGGTTAGCTCCCATTGGAGTATTTCCAAGTGTTTGCTGAATATAGTTCATAAAAAATTGTTCCGGATTTTGTCCGGCTCGCATAAGTTGTACTATGTTTTTAAAATCCATCGTAATTCCTCCTTAAAATTGCTTACTTACAGAGGAAGGTTCTGTAGATGGAGGAGGCGCCAGTTTTGACAGAAGAGCGTCGAGAGTTTGTTTAAATTCGGCGCGAGTGACATACTCTTCAGCTGTTGGTTCTGTTGGAAGAGGTTTTAGTTCATACATGTTAAGTTGCGCTGTTCCGTCCATTACATTGATTTGTTTTGTATAAATCCGCTTATTGGCTATATCAGGGAAATAGAAGATAGACCCATCAAAATCAATGGATAGCGCGCGCACTTCTTCTAACGATGACACAGGATGCCCTTTAAGAGGATAAGGCGCTAACCGCGCAAGTTGAGGCTACTGTGTCGGAGTTTGATAATAATTATACATTTTGTTTTACCATCCTTCTGGAAAAAATTTGGAATTGTCTTTCCAATAATATGTAAATTTTTAGGAGGATGACTTAACAATTTTTGCCAAAAATTTTTTTTGGGTATTTTAGATTAATTTTTTGCCTTATTTTTTTATAGTATTTGAAGAATTAAAGGAGGTTAAAACTATGGATTGGATGTCAATGTTAAAACAAATTTGGGAATTATGTATTGTTCCTTTATTAGGTATTTTAACTGTTTATGTTGTTAATTATATCAAAGCAAAAAATGAAGAGTTAAAATAGAAAACAGATAATGAGCTTTATCAGAAATATATGGATATGCTCACTACAACAATAATTAATTGTGTTATTACAACTAATCAAACCTATACTGAAGCTTTAAAGAAACAGAATGCTTTTGATGTGGAAGCATAGAAAGAAGCATTTTAGAAAACTTATGATGCAGTTATTCAAATTATGTCCAAAGATGCTATGGACTATTTGCAGACAGCAGTGGGTGATTTAGAAGAACTCATTACCAAGAAAATTGAAGCTGAAGTTAACAATAACAAAAAAGAATTAAAACCAGCTATTGAAGTAGAGTAAAAAAAAATAAGGGCCATGTCGCTTACCAATTTTATTGCATTTTTTATTATTAAAATTGGTAAGCGACATGGCCCTTATTTTTTTTATCTATTAAGATTCTTCATCGGGTAAATCTGGAATAGCTCCAACTACTTTTTTATCAATAATAAACCCATCAGCGGTCATTAGGATTACAACTTGCATATCACGATTTGGAGTGGTGCAAATTTCTCCCCAGGCGGTAGCAAAAGCGCCTGTTGCGGCTAACTAAGCAGCTTCAATACTATCAGCATATGCTGCTGCGTGTGAATCAAATACTTTTGGATATCCAGAAGCCATTGGAACATATCCGCCAACACTTTGTCCAAGTACTTTTTTATGAACTTCAAAAATTTGTCTTTTCATATATCCTCCTTATGACTAAATCAATGAACGTAATAAATTCAACTCTGTAGCTACATCAGTAGCTTCTATATTCGTACCTACTGTTAAATTTGCGTTTTTAGCAATTGCCGCAGTAACTTTATATAAATTACCAGTATATGTTAAATATTCTCCAACCTCATAATTCTTACTTGCTTTTGTAGTTGTTTCAAATGGCGCTAATGTATGTAACATCTATTGAACAAATGCTGTTGTTGCAATTCTATCAGAATTAGTGGTAATACCTACTGTTGGAGCAGTTACAGCTCCAGTTAACTATGCCCCAACTAAATCAGCCTTAGTATCAATTAATTCTGCTGCTCTATTCCATCCAATTACATCAGTTTCTAATATATTAGTATCTCCAAAAGTCACACCTGAATAAATTGTTAAATGATCTATAGCTATCGTTGCAGCATAATAACTTAATTCCATAAACATTCCATTTTCTATAAAGAAATAGTTTTCATATTCAGATAATGGAATTGTCATTGGAGTACAATCATATTCAACTATATCTTCATCAGCAAGTCGATATACTACTTCTGCTCCTATCTATGGCATAGTACCTTCAACATATAAATCTCTATCCGATAACCAATGACTTGGTAAGGTTTCTCCATTATAAGATGCTATATGTTCTGTTACTTTCCATAGTTTTCCTTTAATAGGGTCAAATTCTAAACCATATAAGTCACCCGCGGTCGCAGGCACATTAAATGTATAAGTAGTAGCATCTTCTGGATTACTAGTATGTCCAACTTTAAAACTGACAGAACTTGTAGGAGAAAAAGGTGTCATATAATAAGGATAATATTTATCTGGTGCGCCAACAGTAATCATTACATTAGTATCAGTTGTACCCCAAGATACCCTTATATATGCTCCATTGGAAGGAACTACACCATGAGTGCTCCAATTATCTCCTATTCTTAAACTTCCTGCAAAACTAAGCTATTTAATCCAAGTTTTACTTGAATTATAAACGTGAAGACGACGATTAATACTAGATGAATTGGTTGGCCCAATAGTTCCAGTATAATAAATATCATCGCCAGGAGATACCGGGATAAAATCTCCTACATGGTCATTAGTATTTGAAGCAAGCGATCCATTAGAACCAATATAATATCCTGGTGTATAAACACTTACATCTAATAAATTAATTGTACGAATTTGCTATGAAACAGTTGGTTCTACTGCCATAACTAATCCTAAAGCATTTTCCTATTTAGCATTAATAACATTAAATTCTGAAGCATTAAGATTAAAAATTGTTTTTTCAATATTTGGATTTAAATTATTTAATATCTTCTTATCATCCGCAGACAATAACCCATCATTATTCTCTGTCGCTAAGGGAGGAGATACTGCATTTCTGGCAACAGTATCTTTTATATTATATTCTATTCCATTTAATTTAATTTTAGATAAATCTGCCAATATTATTTCCTCCTTTCTTATGCTTCATAACAATATACTAAATGATAAGTATAAGGCTAAAAATATCCAACGCTACCACCAGAAGGGGAAGTAATAGTAAGAGTTCCATTATTATAAGTCCATGTACAAGTAGTATATTTATAACAAAGTAAGGTACTACCACTACGATATGAAGTACAATTTGATAATGTAGTACCATTATATATCATACTATATATAGTGCGTATTGAAGTAAATGAACCCTAAAATTCTAAATTACAAGCAAACATTTTTGGCTATGCTTTTAAACCTGTAAAAGTAATTGTTGTGCCTCTATCAGGAGGAGCGACTTCTATACTTTCTATTTTCATTCCAAAAGTACCAGTAACACCTAAAATAGGAATATCATGTTTAATATTATTTGCTATTAAATTAGAATCAGAAACATTAACTGTCACGTCATCTTCCATATATTTTCCATTTGTTTTTAAAGTTTTTGTACCAGTATTAAAAGAAGATATTTGATTATTTTTATAAGTTATAGTTGAACCCATTTAAATACCTCCTTATACCACCGTGCCATCGTACTTTGGTAAAGTAGCTAAAGTAAGATAACCAGCATCATTATTTAATTCTGAAACATCTACTGGTAGAGTAATATTAACAGCGCCAGACTATCCATTCACTGAACTGACATAAGTTGTAGAAGATGATAAAGCCCCAACTTCATTTGCGGTATAGCTTGGTTTATTTGCGGCTTTTGCCCAGGCAGCAATATCAGTTTTTAATAAATAACCACTTAAATCTACACTACCCGTATTCAAACTACCGAGTTTCTCCCAACCATTATTTACATAAAGATATTCGTCATATATATTTGTAGTGCCACTTGTACCATTCGCTAAAAAGTAAAATCGTCCGGTAACACCAGAAGCTGGTAAAGACTATACAACTTCTGTGGAAAAACTAGTGATATCACCAACAGCAGCGGCAATCATTTGACTTGTTTCGTTACTTGTAATTGCACCGACCTCACTTGCTGTATAAGTAGGTTTATTTGCGGCTTTGGCCCAAGCTGGAATATTATTTATTTCAGTTCTAGCCTATATATCTTTAAAATTATAAGTTGTTCCATTTAATTTAATTTTAGATAAATCAGCCAAATTTAATCACTCCCCTCAATTTTATTGGAGTTGATTATTAATATTGTTCCATCTATGGACCAACTTTCTAAATCAATAAAAGGAAGTTCATTCAATAAATTTTTTCCATTGCCGATTTTCTTTTTTTCTAAATCAGTATATATAATTACTTCATTTTCTTTTGGAACAAAGTTTTTTGCTTTATTCCAATTTGTTGAAGTATCTTTTTTTACGAAGCTTTGTTCTTTTATCATATTAATTACCTCAAAATAAAAAAACGGCTAGGGATATAATTATCCTTAGCCGAGAAAAAATTATATCCCTTATCATTTCAAAGTTTTATAATTTATTTTTTATATAAAGTTCTTATCATTTCAAAGAACTAAAGGTTAATTAAGCAAATGTAACAGTAGCAGTTTTTTCTGTTGCAGTAAATGCAGGAGTGATTTCCTCAGAAGCAACAGTAACTTTACCATCGGTGCCAGCAGCACTAACAGTAGTGGCAACAGCAGGTGTAACAGTTTTAGAAGTGCCTTCAAAGGATGCTGTAAAGGTTGGTTGAGTTACAGAGGCAGCAGTAGCAGTATAGGCTGGAGCTGCGCTAAGAACCGTACCTTCACCAGAGAAGGAAGCTTCTGCAGAAGCGCTAGAAATACCAGAAACAACACTTGCAGAACCAAATGTTGGAAGTGCGCCAGTAAGACTTGGATCAACATAAGTTACAGTACCAGATGCGGTAACAGCCTGAGCAGTTGTGGCATCAGTAAAGACTAACATTTCAGCATCATTTTCATCAACAGCGACAGTAACACCAGCAGTAGCAAAAGCACTCTTAGTATCAGCAGCTTGAGTCATGCTACCAGCTTGAAGTTGATAAGCAGTACCAGCATCAGTAACAGTAGCAACAGAAACATTACTAGGAGTTACAGTAACATTAGAAACAGTAACAGTACCAGCGGGAGTATAGTTAGCAACACTTGTACCCGCAACAGGAGCAGCAGCGGAAATAGCAACAGAAGTGGTCTTATCATAAGAAGCAGCTGCGGCAGTACCAGCTTCAACAGTTACAGAACCAGCAGGAGTTACATCAAGAGCACTATAAGTAGCAGGAACAGAAACAGAACTTGCTACAACACTATATTCACCAGCAGCACCAGTGTTAAATTTTGACATACTGTCAATAGTGGTAACTTTTACAGAACCGCTATTTTTATAAGCAAGAGCGCCAAGTTGTAGAGCTTGTTGTAATTCCGCAACAGTGATATTATCTTGCATATCAATGCCGGCAATTTCAAAACTCTTTAATACATAAGCATGCTCAGAGCCAACTTCACGCCATGCTGTACCATCATATAACCATTCAGAACCATCAGCTTCAACAACAAAATCGCCAGCAGCAGGGGATTCAACATCATCATGATCGTCTTCACTACGAAGATTAAGAATATCACCAACAGCACCAATCTGACGATTAACAAAGTCATAAACTTGATCAGATGTTACAAGCCCTTCACCGCCATCAGCAATAGCAGGAGCAACATCTTTTAGTGTAGCATTGCCAAAAGTATCAAGAATAGCACGAGCGGCAGCATCCTTCATATAATATGTAGTATTTCCAAATTTTACTTTAGAAAGAACATTATCATTATTAGCATAAGTTTGAGCCATTTATTTTTCCTCCTTAAAATGAAAAAACTAATAATTCATTATTGCTATCAATACTAGTTTTATATCGTAAATCTAGTTCATCTGTAATAGCTTTTTGTGTCATTGTACCATCAATATTTTGACCTGTTGTTCCATAGAGTTTTACAACCCCAGGAGTCTATGCAGTTGCTGTAACTAAAGTATCTTGAATTGTAATATATTGTGTACCATCAAAAAAATATAATTTTCTCGCAGCATCATCAATATAAATTTTATTAATCATACCATTCATTAATACACTATGTATAGCATCTTGATAAAAATTATCTTGATAAAAATATCCATGTAAAACTGTATTACGCAAATCAGTATCAGTATATTGAAGTTGAGCGAAAGTAGAATAACCATCGCCTACTTTCGCTCTTAATCCGTCTTTAGCCGTATCAACCAGCACAACTTCACCATTCGCGGGGATAAATGAGTTTTCAACTTTTTTATAATTATAATCATTATCCCGACGAAGCTAAATAACAGCATTTAAAACATTCATTGGTTGGCCTCCTATTCTGTGGGGGCAGCTCCACCAGTGACATGTGTTATTTCATTGATAGCATTATCTATCATTGACTAGATAGATCCAGGAGTTTCAGTATTACTATTTAATAAATGAATAGCTGCTGTTAAAGGAGCTATTTGGTCATC